ATATACTTACGGGCAAGACGCATGGCTTGAGTTTCAGGCCATTGAGCGCCGTGTGAGACAGCAGCAGCAAGATCAAGTCTATCGCCGCAAGGAACTGATCGAAGGCCTTCTAGAAGCTGCGCTTTGGACAGGCATCATCTTGGCGACGAGCGTCATTGCGGGCTTTGGTCTATACTTCTGGGGCCGCTATTTGGGGAGGTGGTAGAATGCTAGAGAAGATTATCTGGGCAGTTGCTGCTGCTGCAGTTGTGACAATCATCTACTTTTCTGGTGACGGGTTCTATCGTTACCCATGCCAAGACCCAGTCAATTGGTCTGCCTTGGAATGTCAGCCACCTATTTGCCTTCGCACGAGGAACTGTGCGACTGATCTAACGGGAGCCTCGCAATGAGCAAAAACGATCCTGACTATCTGGAAGCTAAGCTTCGCTACTTCATCGGCTGCTCGCTGGTGGTGATCTTGGCTGGCACCATCTTCACCATCCTCTACTCGCTGGTCTTCGTGACCCAGCCCTTGGGCGAAAGTTCCGAGAACGACCGCAAGTTCTTTGAACTGCTGACACCCATCGCCAGCTTCATCGTTGGCGCTCTCGGTGGCGTGATGGCAGCCGGAAACAACCGCAACAAGGGTGGCAATGACGAGCCGCCAGCACCACAGGAGTATCAAGAATGATCGGCAAGCTGGTTGGAATGATGATCGGCCGCAAAGCTAAGGCGAAAGTCGTTGACGCTGTGCTGGACAAGGTGAACCTGCCTGACCCGGTGGAGGACGCGATCAAGGTCGCTGCCACCGGCAACGTGGGTGACCTCCTCGGCGGTATGGGTAAGGGCATGGCGCAGAAAACTATGCTCGGCGGCCTGCTCAAGAAGGTGCCGATCAAGAGACCCAAGAAATGAGGTGGATCGTTGCCCTGCTCCTGTCAGCAACCCCTGCGTTTTCTACGCCCTACGAAATCACTAGGGTCATCGACGGCGATACGGTGGAGATTGCGGTGGATTTTCTCCCGTCGCCCCTCCCGCCCAAGCTGTCGATCCGCGTGATGGGCATCGACACGCCGGAGAAGGCACCGCGCGCTCAGTGTGATGCCGAGGCTGCTTTGGCAAAGAAGGCCAGCACCTTCACAAAGAACGCTGTCGCCAATGCTCTTGAGGTCGATGTCGTGATCTTGAAGTGGGACAAATACGGTGGCCGAGTTCTGGGCGAGGTTTATCTGGACCACCAGAGCCTCGCTGAAAGCTTGATCTCGGCGGGCTTGGCCCGTCCCTACAAAGGCGAGGCCAAGTCCTCGTGGTGCGAATAGGAGATTTTGAATGACCCTTCTAACCGTAGACCAGCTGCGCGCGATGATCCCCACCAATAAGGAAATCGAAGCTTGGTGCGAGGAGCTGAACAAGGCTTTGCCAAAGTACGGCATCACGACCGACAAGCGTATTGCCGCATTTGTCAGCCAGTGCGCCCACGAGAGCATGGACTTCAACGCACTCAAGGAGAACCTGAACTACCGGGAAGAAACCCTGCTCAAAGTCTTCCCCCGATACTTCGGCCCCGGCAAGCGCAACCCCGCAGAGTACGCCCGGAACCCCGAGAAGCTGGCCAACTATGTGTACATGGACGAAAACCGCACCAGCAAGCTTGGCAACACCCAGCCCGGTGACGGAGCCAAATTTATTGGACGCGGCCTGAAAGCCCTCACCGGCCGTGAAAATTACAGCCGCTTCGCCAAAGACTACGACATCACCCCGGAAGAAGCCGCAGAGTGGCTGGAGACTAAGGAAGGCGCACTAGCCTCGGCCCTCTGGTTCTGGAAAACCAAGAACCTCAACGAAGTTGCTGACGCAGAACCCGGCGATGTGGTACGGATCACCAAGATCATCAACGGCGGGAACATCGGGTTGGCTGATCGGCAGGCTCGCTATGCCCGCGCCATGGCCGCTATGGGTGGCAAGATCGCGGCCCCTGCACCGGCGGCCGCTGCAGCTGCAACCTCATCGAGCGGCACTTTGCGTCGTGGTTCCAAGGGTGATGAGGTCAAGAAGATGCAGGCCAAGCTAGGCCTTGCAGCCGATGGTGACTTTGGGCCGGGGACCGAGGCGGCCTTGAAAAAGTGGCAGGCTGCAAATGGATTGACTGCCGATGGAGTTGCTGGCCCTAAGACATTGGCTAAACTCCTCGGTTGATGTAATATCGCCCAAACTCGAGGGGTGCAGACGTGACCGGACTGACCTATAGCACATATGTGACGCAGATCGCCGAGATGGCGGTCGTCGATCCTGCCGACGTGAACTTCGTCACGATCCTCCCGGCAATGATCGATTACGCAGAGCTGCGCATCTATCGCGACCTCGACCTTATAAGCACGTCAACGGCTTTCACGTCGCCAACGATCCGGCTTAATTCGGGGAACCGGAACCTGTCATTCCCGATGACACTCCCGAACGGCTCCGGCAGCATCGTAGTGTCTGAGCAGATCAACATCATTGTCCCGGCAGGACAAACCGACCCCAACGGGGCGAATGCCTCGCGGGTCACGCTCCTGCCCACGACGAAAGAATACCTCGACGTTGTTTATGGCTCCAACGCGGCCGCGTCTCGGGGTCAACCGCAGTATTACACGGCGTTCAATGAGAACCTCTTCTTTGTGGGGCCGGTGCCGGACCAGACCTACTACGTTGAGGTGGTTGGAACTTATCGCCCCAACGAGATGTCGGCAGCAAACCCGGTGACGTTTATCAGTCAATACTTCCCCGATATGCTTATCATGGCGTCGATGGTCTACATCTCGGCGTATCAGCGAAACTTCGGCCGTCAGTCGGATGACCCACAGATGGCGCAATCGTACGAGAGCCAATACCAGACCCTCCTGCGCAGCGCTGGCGTTGAAGAGGCCCGCAAGAAGTACGAAGGCCCCGGTTGGACGTCGCAATCACCGTCGCCCATTGCATCTCCAACGCGAGGGTAACAGATGCCACACGCATCACTGAAGCTCATCCCCGGCGTCGATCAGAATAGGACGCCTGCGCTCAACGAAGCTGCGATTTCTGATAGTAACCTGATCCGGTTTGTGCCGGATCGGAATGGTCTTGGTTTACCACAGAAAATCGGTGGCTGGACGAGCTATCTGCCCAACCCAGTAGGGTATGAGATAAAAAAGCTTTGGCCTTGGGCTGACACAAATAATAACCTTTGGTTGGGGTTTGGTACTACTCACGCTCTCCATTCCTTTGATGGTACCGATATCAATAACGTGTCACCGCAGCAGTACCGCGCTGACCCCACAATGAGTTTCAACACGACGTCCGGGTCGAATGAGGTTGAAATCGACGATGTTGGGTCAAACATCACCAGCTTTGACAGCATCTTTCTGTCGACCCACGTCTCAATTGGTGGGATTGTGTTGTTTGGTTTCTATTCTTGCGAGGGTTCAACCGTCGACACATACTCGATTTTCTCTCAAAACGTGATCGGGTTGCCTGCCAACGCTACCAGCACAGTTGCTGCCGGTGGGGCCACGGCAAGCTTTGCGACGACGGCGGCCTCGCCAGCAGTTTCGGTGACCCTCGCAGATCACAATTTTTCTGTCGGTTCGACCTTTCCGGTTCTTGTCTCAACAACTGTTGGCGGCATAACTTTGTATGGCAATTACATCGTACGAAGCGTTACATCTAGCTCTGTTTTTGTCATCTATGCCGAAAACGAAGCAGCATCTAACGACACTGTTTCAATGAACGGGGGTCGGCCCGACATCACATATTACGTTGGTCAGTCAACCCTGCCCCTGTCAATCGGATACGGCTTGGGCTTTTATGGTGCTGGTGGCTACGGTTCTGGTGTTACGGGCGCAGGATCAAGAGCTTTTAGCATAGTAAACGCAAGCTCGACCCTTGTAGGAAGTCGTTATTTCAACGTCGTAAGTTTCAATGGTAGGTATGAAGTTCCCTTCACCTCTCAGATTACTATTTCTGGCATGGTACCAACCGCATGGAACGGGGCATGGACCGTTTCACTTCGTACTGTTGGGAGCACGTCGACTATAACCTTCTTCACAACTTTCCCACTGGGTTCACCAAGCGTCCTTGGCACAATGACGGTCAGCCGGTTTGGTTTTGAACAAACTACAGATTGGTCGCTCGACAATTGGGGTGAACTCCTTATTGCAAACCCGCTAGACAGCGAAATTTACTATTGGAACCCAACAGACGGCAGCCAGTCCGCCGTGGTTGTTCCCAACGCCCCAGCAGTAAACGAGGGCTGCTTTGTGGCCATGCCGCAAAGACAGATTATCGCTTACGGCAGCACGTTTTCGGCCATCAAAGACCCGCTACTGATACGCTGGTGCGATGTTGGTAACTTTACAAGCTGGGTCGGCACCGTAACCAATCAGGCGGGGTCATTCCGTATCCCCAAGGGGTCTCGCATTGTTTCTGGTATACAAGGCCCGCAACAAGGCATCATTTGGACCGACCTTAGTGTGTGGTCAATGCAATACATTGGCCTTCCGCTGGTGTGGTCGTTCAACGAGATTGGCACCGGGTGCGGTCTGATCGGCAAGAACGCCGCCGCCACCCTGAGTGGAACGATTTATTGGATGAGCCAGAGCCAGTTCTTCTCGCTGGGTGGCGGTGGCGTGACCCCCATACCCTGCCCGATCTGGGACGTGATCTTCCAAGACATCGACCAAAATGACCCCAACCGCGTGCTTTGCGCGACAAACGCGCGCTTTGGGGAGGTGATGTGGTTCTACCCAACAATCGGCTCTGGCGGCGTTCAGAACAAGTACGTCAAGCTAAACACCCTTTCGGGCCAGTGGGATTATGGTGAGTTGGACAGAACAGCGTGGATCGACCAGTCTGTTCTTGGGCCACCTTTGGGTGCGGGGCCGGGTGGTTATATTTACCAACACGAGGTCGGTCAGGATGCAAACGGCACTCCGATCAATTCCTACATCCAGACCGGATATTTTACGCTGCAAGAAGGTGACCTGAAAACATTTGTTGACCAGATGTGGCCTGACATGAAGTGGGGGCTATATGACGGAACCCAGAATGCGGAGGTCAAAATCACGTTCTATGTGGTTGACTATCCGGGTCAGACCCCAAGGGTGTCTGAACATATTGTGACCGCGAACACGACTTTTGTCACCCCGAGAATTCGTGGGCGTCTTGTTTCAATCCGGATTGAGAGCAACGATATCGGCTCCTTCTGGCGTCTTGGCAACATTCGGTATCGCTACCAACCTGACGGGAAATTCTGATGGCCGCTTCGCTCGACGACATTCTCACAGCTTCAAAGAACATAGCCACGGCTCTGAACCAGCTTGGTCAGACATACCTGCAGGTTGAGGGTTCGAGGTCCTATACCAGCATCACTACACCGACGCTGGTGCAATCCGGTCAGGGTCGGATTGCCAGAGTAATCGTGGTGGTGGCTGGATCGGGCACGGGATCGGTGTACGACGCATCGTCCGCAACCGCCACCAACGACATGCTTCTTACAATCCCAACCACAATAGGAATTGTCGAGGCGAATATCCCTACTAACAACGGCATCGTCGTCGCGCCCGGTACTGGGCAGACCGTCGCCATCGTCTATTCGTGAGGAACGACATGCCGCTCAAGCCCGGAAGCTCGCAGGAAACCGTCTCCAGCAACATCTCCGAGATGGTGCATGCGGGGCACCCGCAGGATCAGGCAGTCGCAGCAGCCCTGCGCACGGCCCGTGAGGGCATGAAGCGTGGTGGGGGTATCAAAGTCCACAGCGGACCGATCCATTCCACCGTGGCGGGCCGCACAGACCACCTGCCGATGCACGTCTCCTCTGGATCGTACGTTATCCCTGCCGACATCATCTCGGCGATGGGCGAGGGCAACTCAATGGCGGGCTTCAAGGTCGCCAAGTCGATCTTCTCGATCCCGGGACCTTACGGCAAGTCGACCGGTAAGATGCCCTACGACGGCAGCGAGATGCCGTACGGTCAGCCGTCCCCCCGGAAAG